GTTATCGCTATTCCGAAAAAAAAGGTAAAAACAAATGGCAGGACGTAAAAAGCGATCAGACAGCATAACGGCAGCCGTTGACGGGTTCTCAGGGGCCATTGACAGCGTGCCTATGCCGCAAGGCGTGGAGTTGCGCAGCGATGAAGAACGTGTAATCTGGGGGCAGTTCACGCGCGCACGCGCACGCGAGGATTGGCGGGAGAATGACTTGCTGCTGCTGGCCAAGGTCGTGCGGATGGAGGCGGACATTCGAAAGCATCAGGAAGACGTAGATGCGCAAGGTTGGATTGTGGAAAATCAGCGAGGGACGAAGATACCAAACCCGCTTGTTTCAATCATTGACACGATTGAGCGCAGGCAGATGTCCGCTATTCGGTCGTTGGGTTTGAACCAGATGGCAAGCGACCCGCGAACGGTGAATGGCAAGGCAAAACAGAACACGCAAAGCCGAAACACGATTGACGCGCTTTCAGGCAGCGGCTTGATTGCGATGCCGCGCCAATGACACGCGGCAAAAAGGTCTGCCAATTCATTGAGGCTTTTTGCCCAGTGCCGGAGGGCAAACTGGTCGGCAAGCCGATCAAGCTGATGCCGTTTCAGCGCAAGTTCATCTGCGATATTTACGACAACCCGAAAGGCACCAGTCGCGCATACCTCAGCGTTGGACGAAAGAACGGAAAATCTGCGCTTATCGCTGGCATCGTTCTTGCCCACCTTGTCGGCCCAGAAGCACGTGAAAATAGCCAGATTATTTCCGGCGCACGCAGCCGCGATCAGGCGGCGCTGGTTTTTAAGCTGGCGGAAAAGATGGTGAGGCTTTCGCCGCAGTTGGCGCAGCTTGTGCGTGTGGTGCCCTCGCAGAAAATGCTGATGGGCCTGCCGATGAATGTCGAATACAAGGCCATCAGCGCAGAGGCTGGCACGGCGCACGGGTTGTCGCCGGTGTTGGCCATTCTTGATGAGGTGGGCCAAGTCAAAGGGCAGCAGGATGCGTTTATTGAGGCGATTGAAACGGCGCAGGGTGCGCACGACGATCCGTTGTTGATTGCCATCAGCACGCAGGCGTCCACTGACGGCGATCTGTTTTCAATCTGGCTGGATGACGCGAAAAACGCCAAGGACCGGCGCATTGTGAGCCACGTTTATGAGGCTCCAAAGGACTGCGATGTGATGGACAAGGCCGCGTGGAAGGCGGCGAACCCCGCGATTGGCAAGTTCCGCAGTTTGACGGACCTGCAGGACTTTGCAAAACAGGCGGCGCGACTGCCTGCAAAAGAGGCTTCCTTCCGTTGGCTTTATCTCAACCAGCGCGTCGAAGGCACGTCACCGTTCTTGAACCGCACCGAATGGGCGGCAAACGGTGATGAGCCAGCACCTATATCCGGCTTTGACTGTTTTGCGGGGTTGGACTTGTCTGCATCGCGTGACTTGACGGCGTTTGTTATGGCGTTTCCCGTTGATGGCATTTACCACGTTGTGCCGCAGTTCTTTCTGCCTGCCGACGGCATCCGTGAGAAAGCCAAGCTGGAAAAGGTGCCGTATGACCTATGGGCCGAGCAGGGCTTTCTGACGCTGATTGACGGGCCGGTGATTATCCCGGCAGTGGTGGCGCGATATGTGGCCGAGGCGCATGAGGAACACAATCTGACGATGGTGGCCTATGACCGTTGGCGCATCCATGACTTTCAACGCGAGTTGGACAACATCGGGGCGCAGGTTCCTATGGCACCGTTCGGTCAGGGTTACAAAGACATGGCCCCGGCGGTGGATAAGCTGGAAAGGCTGGTAGCCGAACGCAAAATCCAGCACGGAAACAACCCGATTTTGAACATGTGCGCGGCCAATGCGGTGGCAACACGCGACCCGGCGGGCAATCGCAAGCTGGATAAAAGCAAAGCAAGCGGCAAAATTGACGGCTTGGTTGCGCTGGCAATGGCTCTTGGGGCCGAGGGCGCGGAGGGCGATGCGCCTGCCTATAGCCCTTGGGATGATCCAGAGTTTGCTTTGGAGGTATAGTTCAAAAAAAATACTATTTTTGAAAAATAGGTATTGCAGAAAAATAGTATATCGTGTTTATTGATCGGGCAGATGGAGGTTGCAGCCTCAACATCTGCCCTAAACAACCGGGATGCACGGTTGATCTTTTCGCATAATGCGACAGGACGCCTGCATCCGCAACACAAGGATGCAAAAACATGGCTGTTAAAAAAGCAGAAGCCGGAACACTACAAATTGACGCGCTAAAGCAGGGGCGCGTGACGCTCAAGCTGATTGGCACAACCCCGTTTTATTTCAACGCGATGAGCGCCAAGGCAAAGCGCAGTTTATTAATCGGCGGCGGGAAAAAGACCGCAGCGGAAAAAAAAGAAATTAAGCACAACCCAGAAGAAGAGTTTCGCGACAGCATTTACCGGATGCCAAAGGGTGAAACGCTACTTGGGTTTCCTGCACCTGGCGTTAAGGGTGCGATGGCGACGGCGGCGCTTGAAACGCCCGGCGTTACCAAGTCCAGCGTGCAGCGTTTGATCTTTTTGCCTGAGCAGAAAATCAAAATGTGGGGCAAGCCTTTTTTGAAAATGGATGTGGTGCGATCTGCTGACATGAACAAAACGCCAGACATTCGCACGCGGGCCTTTTTGCCGCGTTGGTGTGCCGAGGTTGACATTGCATTTGTCCAGCCGACGCTTTCGACGCACGCGATTGTTTCGCTTTTGCAGAACGCTGGTGTGGTTGTTGGTATTGGCGATTTTCGGCAGGAAAAAGGGCGCGGCAGCTATGGCACGTTTTCGGTTGCTGGCGACGATCTTGGCGATTGGCAGGGATATTGGGATGATGTCACGCAAGAAGGGCGCGACGTTCAGCAACATGCGATGGAAAACCCAGAGTTTGCCGATGATGACACTTTGGAATTGATGGGCCTGCTTGAAGAAGAGCGGCAGCGCCGTGAGGCGTAAAAAGAATTGGCGGGGCGGCTTCGGTCGCCCCAGCGGTCAAGGTAAGGCGGTCAAGGCGTGGCCTGGTACGGCGAGGCCCGGCGTGGCCCGGCGAGGCGGTCATGGCGGGGTGTGGTCGGGTAGGGTGAGGCATGGCGGTCTTGTTAAGTTGAGGAGTGGTTGGGCCAGTTGGGGTAAGGCGGTCTAGGCGGGGAAAGTCGGGGCTGGGACCGGAGTGGCGGTCAACATAAACAAAGGAGAAAGAAATGGCTTTCAAAACACAAGACAGGCAAAGGATTATTGATGGATACTTGGCCATCACTGGTCGCAACATGTTTATCCCGGGGGAGTTTGTTGATTGGCTTGCAGGTCAGCCGGAACATGAAGCCTATGAGTGGTTCTTTGGAATGGGCGACGATGAAGCGGCACGTCAACATCGGATCGGCATGGCGCGGCGCATGGCTTCGGGTTTGCGAATTGCATCTCGGTCACAAGAAACAAAGGCAACGGTTGTTTCAATCACAACGCGGGATTATCCGGCTTTTGTTTCACCGATTGCTGGGCGAAAGGGCGGTGGCGGTTATGAGCCGGTAGATCCGGATGATGAGCAGCAGATTGCGGAGTTGCGGCGTCAGGGCGCATCGGCTTTGCGTGGCTGGCTGGCGCGGTATCGCGGCGCATTTGAGCATGTTGGCATTGATTTGTCGGGAATTGAGGAAGTCGCTTCGTATGATGACGATAGCGCGGCCTTGTCCGCTTAGGCGGGCAGGCTGGTCAAGGTAAGGCGGTCTTGGAACGGTGTGGCCTGGCGAGGCGGGTTGTGGCACGGCGGTCGAGGCGTGGCATGGTACGGCCTGGCGGGGCAGGGTTTGGCGGTCTAGGCGAGTTCGGGTTAGGCGTGGCATGGCAAGACCTTTGCATTGGAGGCTTGACCGTGCTATATATCGCCCAAACAACCGAGCGGTGGATAAATGGGCCTGTTTGATTGGCGTAAAAAGCCTGAAGAACGCAATTTGGAAGACCCGAACGCGCCTGTTTCGGCGTCGGACTTCCTGCAAATTATGGGCTGGGGCGAATTAAGCGCGTCAGCAGGCGTCACTGTGACGATTGACACGGCGCTTGGAGTTCC